AAAATTTCAGAATATAGTTTGGCAAATAAAAAAGACGAAATATTTGAAATCAATGAAAACTTTTAAACCCAAAATATGGATGGAACAATGTGGTTTGGTTAATATTTCAAAAAAAAGGTCAATAAATATTCTATTCTTCCTTGTCGTATCGACTTAGGTAAGTGACAAAGAATATATAATATACATAATGCCAGTTTTTCCAGCCAAATATAGAGATAATATTCCACCTTATTTATTGTCCATTTGTCTTCTAGATAACTACACATGTGAGTATTATCGCCCTTACAAAAAAAATGATGAAGGTCCGTTAATCCCGTTAATATACGATGCATTGGACTATGTTCATTTGTTATATTGATGAAATAAATAAACTTGTCATAGGACAATACATTAATATATAAACGTTTTCTCGTTGAGGAACCACGAAAAAAATAAGGCAACAATCCATCTATATATTTGTTTTTATACAATGGCTGATAATCAATGACAAAAGGCAGATAACATGACCGTATAATTGTGTCTAACAACACATCTGTTGTAGTATAGGTAGATGTTACACGTTTTTTAAAATGATATCCATGAATCATGTGATAGGTAATGTACATTTTTTTATTCACAATATCGCATATATTCTCTGGCAAATAGTTGCCCAACAGTTTTTTCAAGGATAAAATAATCGACAAATTGCTTTTCTTTCGAATGTCTGTCAAAATAGTGTCATACAATTTTTCTAAAATATCCAAACGATCTATCCAGTAGAACAGTCCTAGAAGTGCCCCTATACTACATCCAGATATTCGTTTTACCTCAATATAGCGACATTTCTCCATTTCTTTCAATAAATACAATGCACCCATCATATACCCACCATTAAATGCACCTCCACTTAAAATTAAGTCCAGTTTTATTGGATGAGTAGTAGTTCGAATACTAGGAGGCAAATGTTCTATGATTTTTTCAGCATATTGCATTTACTTGGTTATAGGATTGAAATAAAAAAATTATAACAATGCAACCCATTTATGCGCGTTACATGCAAATACATAACAATTGTCATGTATTTGCTGAGGCATATTATACATTATTTACGACCTAATAAATCGTTTTTAATGGTAGAAAAGCTCTCCAAAATAAATTCTGATGCACCCTCCACTTTAGTAACACATGATAATGTATGAACTACAATAATCAAATACAACAATGCGATTAAAATAATTATTTCTAAATCTATTTTGTATCCAAACAAGTCAATCGTCATTTAATATATATATACAAAATAAAAAAGGCTAAACATTATCCGTTTATAACTGATTTTTGTATTTTATAATTATTTGTTTTTTATCTTGCTTTTACCTAGTTTTAGTAATCTAGTTTCTGTAATGTTTTATTATAATTATTATATATGGGCAAAAAGATTACAAAAAAATATAAAGGAGGCATGATGATACCTCGTGAAAATAATGTCTCTGTAATTACTAGTTATCTAGAAAATTCAACTATTGACGTGATATCAAAAGGTTCGTTTGGAATGGTTTTTATTTCCAAATTAAAAAATGAAGTTCCAGTGCCTTACTTAAGCATGAACCCGGGTCCTACTTTTGGTACCCCCATAAGTAGTTTGGTATTTAAATTGTGTCTTATTCGAAATATGGAGGATGACCCCGATTTTGAACCATTTAAAAAATCGCTGAAATTAATGTTCATTGAAGAAGAAGAATTTAAAAATGAAATCAATATACAAACCGACATATTTATGAAAACAATGAATTATTTACAACCCATTTGTCCGGCAATTGTATTTAGCGATATTTTTCATTACGATGAATTAAAAGAACCCACGGATGAGGAAAATGTAACTGCCATGAAAATGATGAATTTTTTTAGAATTTTTGAAAAGATTGGTCAAACAGTAGACTTAAAAATAGGCTTGATTGCAATGGAAGTAGTCGCACCACATGAATACAATACATTATATAATTTGCCTAAAAATATTTATAACATTGCCAGAATGCAATGTTTATTTTTACTGATTAAATTGGCATTAGATACGGAATACACGCATGGAGACCATCATAGAGGAAATCTATTATACAACCCAGAAGATACTACGTATTTTAAAGGTGTAAAAGGACATCCATTACTTATTGATTTTGGAAGAACTACGAAAATTCCACCAGATGCAATGCGACAATTTCGCACTTTTTGCGCAAATCATCAATATACGGATGCTTTGAAATTATTATGTAACGCACCCACCGCCAATGAGTATATATCCGAGTTGGAATATGCGGATCCATATTATGGTTGGGCATGTGGAAATTATAAAGTTTCCAATTCAATGCAAACTGATTGGACGGATTGGACGCCCGGTAGTTCTGCGTCTTCCACGCCTATTTCCTTTTTACCTTCTTCGCCACCCCCTGTTCCACCCTCGCCTTCGCCTTCGCCCACGATCTCAACCTCGCCTTCTACAACCTCAACCTCGAACTCACAGATACAAAAGAACCCCAGTAAATTTGTTACAAGATTGCGAAATTTATTCCGTGGCGGCGACGATTATGATGATGATTTGGAAGATTTCCCGGAATATACAAATGAAACAATCAAAATGCTTTTTATTCAAAGAGAAGAAGCAATAGACGATATAGTACGCGAAATGAATGAATTGCACGATAGTAATCCTACAAAATATCCATTGCTTCCTTTGTCAAATCAAATGAAAAATCGTGTATATAATGGCATGCTTCGTGGTGGGGGTGGTAAAAGACAACGACGGCAAAATAGAACGAAAAAGGTGACAAAGACAAACACAAAAAGGATAAAAAAGGGGATAAAAGGGATAAAAACAAAAAGGAAAGAAATAGAATAATTTAATTTCTAACAATACATCATATGGACGATTTAGAAACAAAGAAAAACTTTTTTAGTCATGTTTTTCAATTTGATAAAGATACGAAATGTGAAATTTCCAATATATTGCAATATTCACTGCTTTCTATTCTTCCAGTGGTTATTCTTAATAAAACCATTGGACGATATGTTCCAGAAGCCGATGAAAAAAAAGGAAGTCTGGAAATTGCCGCAGAAATTATATTACAAATTGTTGCCACCTTTTTAGGGCTGTATTTCATTCATCGTATAGTTACCTATCTTCCCACCTATAGCGAAGAGAAATATCCTGACTTCCAAGTTATATATGTTATATTAGCCATGTTGATGATTATGCTCAGTTTACAAACCCGTTTAGGTGAAAAAGTAAGTATTTTAAGCGAACGATTGGTTGAATTATGGGAAGGAAAAATGGGAGAAAAATCGTCGTCGTCGTCGTCGTCCAAAAATAGCAAAAATAGCAATGGAGGCAATACGAATGTAGTCATTGTAAAACCATCCTCTTCTTCACCTATGACACATCCAGCCATTACCCAATCCTTATATGAAGGAACGTCTATTAGTTCCTTGCCTACAAACGAAATGCAAAATTCATTAGCACCACAATCTACACCAAATTATAATTCCATGTATAAACAAGATACGACACCTTTAGTAGGTGCGGCAACTCCTGGACAAAGTCAAGAACAATTTGAGCCTGTTGCGGCAAGTGAATTTTTAGGAGGGTTAGGAAATGTTTGGTGAATGTTGAAATAAAAAATCTGTTTTATATATGGTCGCCGCCTGGTATGCAAGTATATATAAAGCATTTTTCATCGCAAGCATAGTAGCTTTTATCATTGGGTTTTGTTCTACTGGCAATACGTGTTTGAATTCATATTTGGCGGGATATTCCCTATTAGCAATGGGCATTCTTACATTGATAACACGAATGTTGAATGTCATGCATGTATCTTCGTTATCCATGTTTTTGACTGGATTTTTTCCATTTATTCTTATGTTATGTATTTTAGCTATTCTTATGTATGTGATTATCGTCAATAAAAGCAAAATCATCCATGAACAGGTTTCCAAAGATTATTATACATTTAGCAATGTTACTGTTATTTTATTTTTGTTGCAAGTGTATCTAGTATATTCCAGCATATCTACTGGCGAACACCAAATATCGAAAACTACTTCTGGATTTTTATATTTTTTGGGAATGTTGTCTTTGATTTCTACGTATATTCTGTATAATATATTGACCTATTTTGTCACCGATGGATTTTACACCAAAACAAATGTTTTATAAGAAAGTCCGGTTGGATACACATAATTATATAAGAAATAGGCAGTGGGACTTACAATTTGAGGCTTTCCATATTTTTTTTTAATATTTTTCACCAAGAGAAAATTATCGGAAATTTCTTCCATTGCCAAATATGTATAGGAATGTTTCGCTATTATTTGTGACAAACAATGATAAAAACCCTTTTCAAATAATTCCGTATCTGTATCTGTATCTGTATCGGTATCGGCATCTGTATCTGTCATATCCGTACCTATATTACATATAGAGGCAAAACAACTCAATACTTTTTTTCTCTCAATATAGACACATGTTTTTCGAAATAAATAAGCACACAATACCTGAACCTGATTTTTCATAAGGATATAAATATATATATTTTCTGTTTTAAGTAAATCGTTTATATTTGCCAGTTCTGTATGAATCGTTACATCAAATTTGCCACGCGTTTCTTGAAAAAAGTTCCAAAATAAATGCATATTTTGCGCATTGATTTTTAGCAATGTATATTTGGCAATCAAGGGAATGGGTGTCATCCATGATTCGAGAGAAAATCCATAGGTCGAATAGACACATAAGGGAACAATGCCCGTTAATTCATTCTCTCGTTTAAAGATAGATATTGCAATATTCTTATTCTGATGACGTTGATGATAATGATGTGTTTGTATCAATTGAGGTGCAATGCCTTTTTTTCGCGAAAGTTTATCAACACATAAATAATCCACGTAATATGCATTCATGCGAACAGGTGTTCCAAGGAATAGATATACGGGGCGCGAGGTCATAATTCCTATTATTTTATGATCCATGACGCGCGTTGTATCCTTTTTTATCCATGTGACGGATTTTCTAAAAAAGGAAAAAAAAGAAGGTTGAACATGTCCATGAAAATAAGGAGTTATTTCGGCGAGGGTGGGTGAAAAAGTATTGTCTCCATTTTGTAAATATTCAGTTTGAACAAAATGAGTGAAACGTTGTAATTGTAATGAGGTTAATTGAGAGAAGGTCACTGTTTGAATATCTGCAAAATTGGTATATTTATTCTTTAAAGGTAAAGCGCGCGATATAATTCGTGGTGAAGTAAAGAAATATCCAATATCATACACATGAAATACGGGCTGATACATCCAAAATCCGTATTTGGCATTCAAGTAGAGACGTAATACAAAGAACAAAATGATAAAAAATAAAATAACATAGGGAAGTGGAAGTGGAAGTGAAAGGGAATACATATTATTACGTTTTTTACTAATTTACTCTTTTTGCCGAACATTTGTTGCGTTGATGGTTAAATAAATATTTGTCCAATATATAATAATATGAGTTTAAGACATGTACATTTTGAAGAACCTCTCGCCAATTCCTCTTCTTGGATTAAAACAGCAGGGTCATCTGCTTTTGGGTTTGGTTCTTCCACCTTACTTTTACTCATGGTATTTTTGCTTTTTGTAGTTATTGCTGTATTTTTTTATTTTTATTATGTGTCACCTAGTTCTAAATACAACGCCAATAATGAACAACAATATTCGGAAGATACTCAAAAAGGGACAGCCGAATTAATGTTCTTTTATGCTGATTGGTGTCCACATTGTAAAACGGCAAAACCTGTTTGGAATTCTCTCAAAACAGAGTATCAAAATAAATCCATTCATGGATATAAAATATTATTTACAGAAGTAAATTGCACAGAAGAAACGGCAGAAGTAGATAAATTAATGTCACAATATAATGTGGAAGGGTATCCAACTATTCGGCTATTGAAAGATGGCCAGGTCATTGAATTTGATGCCAAACCTACCCAAGAAAATTTGTCCCAATTTTTAAATACCGTTTTATCTTAAGGTTTCTTATCTAAATCATTTATATGAGGTGTAAAAATGGATAAGGGGCAAGATCCACCCAAATCTGGCAATTGTGTCCCAAAAACAAAAAAAGATGCCATTTTCTCCCAAAAGAAAAACAACGTCTAAGAAAAACATGACAACCTTGAAACTAACTCACGACAATTTGGTATTATTGGGACTGAAACCAGAACCATTATCGCCACAAAAGAACCGAAACTGAAACAACCAAAAAAATCAAGAAATATGTCTGAAAAGGTTCGACAAGAAAAAATAAATTATTATAACAGTGTGTCGAATGATTTCTTAATGGGAAACTTGGATGAACTAGAATTTATACTTGAATATATTGCAAAGAAAAAATATAGTAAAGATGCGCAGGTTGCACGCGTTGAAGAGCAATTATATCAAGACATTGTCTGTGCTAATAAAACAGATATAGAAAAACTAGTTGGTGAAGACCCTGATTATATCAACAACCATTTTGATGGCATGAAGCGCTTAAAAAAGATGAGAGAAAGAGCAGAAAAAAAGGAAAAAATACAATAGTATATTTTTACAACAGTATATTTTACAATAGTATATATATAGTATATGGCCATTCGCACAAGCGCAATCACGTATCGAAGAGGTATTCCAAACAATTACAATAATTTCTTTTTTGTTACACAAACCAATAATGCGATTCTGTCTCCCATGCATTTATATATGCAGAATTATCGTTCATATAATAGAAATGTGACGAATCCAACAAAATATAGATGGCCCTGGAATAATTAGGGATAAAACACGACAGACCACATAAAAAATGAATATGTTTTATTGCAATACAATAAAACACATAATGGTAAATCCTCCTAGCGTTTCGCCAAGGGCACATATAGATAAAGTGTTTGTTTATATGTGTAAAAATGGTCATATAGAACAAGCAAAGTGGTTATATTCTATTCAACCCAATCTCGTCGCAAAAAATATCCATACATTTCAATGGAGTTGTGAAAATGGTCATTTAGAGGTCGCCCAATGGTTATACGAAGTTTATCCAACTATTCCTATTTCTCTCGAATATGAATATGCATTTCGTAGTGCTTGTAAAAATGGACATATAGAGGTTGCCAAATGGTTATACAAAATCAAACCAACCATAAATATTTCTGCACTTGATGAATATGCGTTTGGCGAAGCTTGTGTAAATAATCGTTTGGAAGTAGTAAAATGGTTATATAAAATCAAGCCAAGCATTGATATTTCTATATCAAATGAATATGCTTTTTGTAAATCTTGTTGTAGGGGACATATAGAAATAGTAAAATGGTTATACGAAATTCAACCAAGTATAAATATATCAGCAATCAATGATTATCCATTTCGTAGTGCATGTGCAAATGGCAAGTTACATGTTGCACAATGGTTATACGAAATCAAACCACACAAATCAATGGATGTGATGATAAATGCTTTTGTTAGAACGTGCGGCGATGGACACTTACCTGTCGCACAATGGTTATACGAAAAATATCCAACCATTGCGACGGATATAATTACACTAGAAGATGCATTTGCAGGTGCTTGTAGCGATGGACATCTACCGATAGCACAATGGTTATACGAAATAAATCCAAGTATAGATGTATCCGCGTCCAATGAATATGCATTTCGTTTTGCATGTGGAAATGGACATTTGGATGTGGTTAAATGGTTATATGAAATCAAACCAAGCATCAATATTTCTATATCCAACGAATATTCGTTTCGTTATGCTTGTATAAATAGACATATAAAAGTATTGGAATGGTTTGTTTCAATAAACCCAGCAAAATATGAATTTCAGTGCATGAATAATAAATATACGATTAAAATAAATAAACCCATCCCAATCGTTGGAACAAAGTCATCTTTTATTGATACGTGTCCTATTTGTTGCGATAAAATGTGTGAAATAATAAGCACATGCAATCATAGTTATTGTATTGAATGTATTGAAAAATGGAATAATAAATCAGAAAATTGTCCCATATGTAGAAGTGTCATAACTTCGTTTTATACATTGATTTTAAGTGAGGATAGGAGGATAGGTGAAGATGTGAGTGAATTATAGATGATGAATGATTTTCATCAATTGCAATAAATATTTCTCCATGTGATAAATACTTCGATAATTGTTGTTGAAATATTGGAAAAAACAAAACAAGGCAATATATACGTCGTCCATACTGTCGGGTGGAATTTTTTTTTGCTCGATACAACTTATCAGAATATATCCTAGACATGCACCAATATCTAAATGATAAATAAATATATCATAAATGGTGTCGCGAAAGTGTAAATAATGAAATGAATCCAATGAAAACATCATTTTTAACAATTTATCGCATGTAATTTTGTGTTTTGGGTCCCTAACTGGCGGTAATATATCTGACAACATTTTTATATTTGTAATATTTTCCAATGTCCAATTTTTTGGTAGTTTCATGCCACAATTACTATAGGCGGTTTTTGTGGGACGTTCCACTGGTATAATTTCGCAACATTCGCATATGTTATCTGGTATAAAGCTGATGTTTTCTGTAATCAGAATGAAAGATATATGGCTTCCTTTCATTGGTTTTTCCATATAACTGTAAAAATTATCCAACAATTCATTGTGAATTTTATGAAAACATTTACAGACAATGATACCTGTTTTTTCCGTGGTGGCATTTATAATGTCAATAATTGTTTGAAAAATTTCATGCCATAATACTTTGGAATTGCATCCCAAGAGTGACATATCCACTTCATAATGTATATCGCTTATTTTGAACGTATTAGGTTGTTGATTATATACCACAGTTATTTTTTTTTCATATTTTAACCGACTGGGACTATATTTTTGGATGCATTGCAACATTTGTGTATATTTACCACAACCAGGAGGTCCATAAAAGATTATGTTTTTAAAATCGCATAGATTGGCCGGAAATGTATCATATATTTGGGTTAATTTTGGATGAAGTTTGGTTTTTTGTAAATATTCGTCAAAATGTATCTCTCCACATTTCATTGTATTTGTTTATTATAGTAGCAATACAGCGAAATCTTTATAATACAATCAGATGCATTTAATTAGGCATTTAAGACATTTAATTAGACATTTAATTAGACATTTAATTATTTAATTAAATTATTTAGATATATCAATATTACACATGTATGAATATCGCAACTACTATTGAACAGCATGATATAACAAATGTATTTTTTTGCGAACCTACAAAAAATAATATCATTGAAAATGGAACATTTATACGCATTATATATGCATCTGATATTACATTAAATGGTATATATATATGGTTTGCATTCAATGATGTCATATGTGAAAAATATTACAACAAGTGTAAATACTGTTTTTCATTATATAAATATATAGATGTGGTGAATTCTTTGAAACAAATCGAAGAAAATATTTTGAACAAATATAAATCAATGTATAACAATGGGAAAACACCCTTGTTTAAAATATATGAACACATTCAACGGGGAAGTATAAAAATATTTCAAGACATTGAAATTCCTCGCGAAGAATACATCTTCGTATTAAAAATATCCGGAGTATGGGAGACATCTGATTATTATGGTCTCACGTATAAATTTAACATCGTTTTGCCTACTATATTAAACAATTAAAAAAATTAGGGTTTTCTTAGGTTTTTCTTAGGGTTTATTCGGATTTCTCTTAGGTTTTTCTTAGGGTTTTCTTAGGTTTTATTCGGATTTCTCTTAGGTTTTATTCGGATTTCACTTAGGTTTTTCTTAGGGTTTTCTTAGGTTTTAAGCAACTGGCTTCTTCTTGGCAATCACGCGTTTTTTTTCGGGGACAACTACGGGGGTTGGTTCGGGTTCCACAACAGGCACTGGAACAGGCACTGGCACTGGTTTTGCAGTTTCGACAGGCACTGGAGGAGGTAATTCATGCTCGTCATCTTCTACATAGGTGCTGACAACAGGACCTTCTGGATCGATGCCTTCGTCTGGTTCTGGCAAGGAACGCATTAATTCGAGTTCGGTTGCCTTGGGTTTTAAAAAGCATGTGCCTTCTTGAATGGCACTTTTTCTAGGTGCCTGTACAATGGCTTGCTTCAAATTCCAAGTCATCGAAACTTTTCCATTGACAAACCATAATCCACCACACTGAATTAAACAAATCACAAATGTTTTGGGTTTCAAGAATTCAAGAGGTGTCTTATCCGGTGTCTTTCCCTTGAGAAACAATGGATTACCTTCTTCATCGAAAATCTCTGATTGCCACACGCCCTTCCAAGCAGGAATTTTCACGGTAAGTGTGGGTGGCTTGCTATAATCATATTCGGCACTGCCACGTTCAATTTTCGGATGTCTTAACAGCGGATTGAATTTTTCTTCCATTACATCTGGGCTGGTAATTACCTTACCAAACCATTCTTTGGAATTTACAAGTGCATCCGCCTTTACCTTTGCTTCCATTTCACGGAAGGATTTCAAAAAGGCTTCTGCTTCTGGAGTATTATAAGCTTCACTTGGAAATTGCAACGCCATCGTATATTTGCCATTGGCAACATTCGTATTTAAGTCTTTCCCTTCTTGAGCACCCCAAGTAAGCATGAGTGGAGTAGAAATCGTCAATGATTCCTTGAAGTTTTTATTATAAACATTCACCACCTTACCACCTGCAGG